ATTTTCTGATCGCCGTGATGGCGCGTTCGAGCGCGTTCGGTGCGGGCAGTGTTGGGCGTCGGGCCATGGGTCAGAAAATCGGGCGCGGAACGATAGACCGGCTGCGGCCGGCGGTGGCCACGCTCAGGTCTCGCACGCGCTGGTTCCAGAGCGTGATGCCCTGCTGAATCTCAGCCAGGTTCGCGCGCTGCAGCATCCGGCCGGCGATCTCGTACCGCTGGCCGGACAGGACGGCAGTCTCGGCCGCCAGGTAGGCGTCCAGCTGTGCTTGGGCTTGCGCCAGGGTAATGCCGGCCATGCGTGGGTGGTCCTTTCGCGGGCCAGATTCTAGGCCGGCGCCGTGTCACGCGCCCGCGGCGCGCTGCGACTTCTTCCGGCCCAGGTGCCGGTAGATCGTGGCGCGCGAGACGCCCAGGCCGGCCGCGATCTCCACCACCGGCAGGCGTGCGCGCAGCCCCGCGTTGATCCGCTCCAGCGTGATCGGCGGGCGCTCCGCGATCCGCAACTGCTGGCCGCCCAGCTCATGCCGCAGCTTCTGCTCCGCCGCGGCCAGCGCCTGCGGGTCCAGGCCGGTAGCCGTGCCCACGATGTCCAGAATCCGGTGCACTGCGTCAGTCATCCGCGCCTCCAGCCGCTCAGAGTGACCTTTAACCCGCCGCCAGACGCCGGAGGCATGGCCTCCTCGGCAGCCGTGGCGTCAGGTTCGGATTCTGCACTATCCGGCGGCGCCAGCGGAAGCCTGGCAGCGAATTGCGCCCACATCGTCTGCCGGTTGTGCCGCGTGTAGGCGTACTGCAGCGCAGCATAGGCCAGCACCTCGCAGTCCAGGTCCTCATTGCGCACGTTGTCCGGCTTCACCCACACCCGCTTCGGGAACCCGTTCAGCAGCTTCACCACCTGCTTCTCGCTGGTGAGCTGCTGCCAGTATTCGTCCGGCAGGCCCAGCGGCCAGTGGTAGCAGCCAGGCCCAGGCTCCGGGTTCCGCAGCCGGCCGTGAATCAGCGTCTTGATGGTGTCGGAACCGACCGGGTAGACCAGGCCGCCCCGCTTCACCTTCTCGTTCCGCTTGTTGATGTCCACCTTCGTCGGCGCCCCCAGCGCGACCTTCCCCGGCTGGGACTGGCCCTTCGTGGCTATGAAGTTCCGCCGCCGGTTGGCCCGCGTGAACTCGTAGACCTCGTGCGCCGTCTCGCCGTCGCCGGAGTCCACCGCCGCCGCGTAGGTCAGCAGCTCGCCGCCAGACGCGTGCCGCACCGGCGTGTTCAGCAGGTCCGCCAGCTGCGCCCACAGCTCCCCGCGATACGGGTCGCCGTAGATCACCGCCCGGTTCACCAGCCACGACTCCTCCCAGACGCCGAAGGCCCGCTGCACCACGTGGATGCGGTTCCGCTGCACGTCCACGCCGGCCAGCAGGATCAGCGCCGGCATCGGCGCCTCCAGCAACCCGTAGTGGTGGTGCGCGCCCGCCCGCTTGGCCAATCCGTCCGCGTCCAGCCGGGTGGCGTAGGCCTCCTCGAACACCTCGCCCAGCACCGTGTTCACGAACACCTTCAGCTTCGCCGGGTCGTGCGCGCTCTCCTCGAACTCCCGAAGAATCTCCACCCACGACTTCCACCCGGCCGGCGAGTAGAGCGCGCTGATGTGGTAGCCCCGCGTCACGCCGTCGCCAGTGGCCGTGGCCTGCCAGGCGCCAGACGCCAGCAGCTCCGTCTTGAATCGCTCCTCGATGGCCACGCCGCAGCCGCCGCACAGGTAGCCCGCGGCCGTCTTCGCCTCGTCCAGCCACACCAGCCGGTATGACTTCGCCTGCGGGTCGTCCTGGTCGTCGTTGAACCCCCGCCACCGCAGCCAGTCCCGGTGCCCGCAGTGCGGGCAGGCCACGAAGAACCGCCGCTGGTCCGACCGCAGCCATTCGCGGTCGATCTTCGACGTGTCCTTGATGGTCGGCGTCGACACCAGGAACACCTTGCGCCGCGCGAACGTGGTCGTGCGCTTCTCGGCTAGGCCCACCGGGTCGCCCTCGCCCTCCACGTCGCCCGGGTAGGCGTCGATCTCGTCCAGGAACAGGAACCGGATGGGCATCGACCGGAGCCCGGCCGCGCTGTTCGCGCCGGTCATCATCAGCACGCCGCCACGGAATTCCTTCACCAGCAGCGTGTTCCCCGAGTCCCGAGACCGCGACGGAGCGATCAGCGCGGCCAGCTCCGGCGTCTCCTCGATCAGCGGCGCCACCCGCTGCTTGGACACCTTCTGCGCGATCTCGACCGTGGGCTGCACGTACAGCATCGGCGCCGGTGCGTGCATCACCACGTAGCCCAGCCAGTTGTTGCCCGCCTCCGTGCCGCCGATCTGCGCCGACTTCTTGAACACCACCCGCTGGCACGGGTCATAGACCGACAGCGAGTCCATGATCTCGCGCAGGTACGGCGTGCGGTCGGTGCGCCAGGGCCCAGGCTCGGCCGACGCCTTGGACGACAGGCGGCGGTGCTTGTCGGACCACTCCGAGACGGTCAGTTCCGGGTCAGGCCGGAGCCCTTCGCGGAATCCGGCCTCGTAGGCGTCCAGGGTCACGGAGCGGAGCCGGCCAGCGACGACAGGGCGTCGCGCAGTTCACGCGACAGCCGGGCATGGATGCGCGCCACGTTGGTCTCGGCCGCCAGTTCAGCGGCCAGCCGGTCGGGGATGTTCAGCATGGCGTCGCGCAGCGACCGGGCCAGCTTGAAGGCGGAGACCTTCACGGTGTCGGCGTCGACCACCTTGCCGGTGGCCTTCTCGTATTCAAGGCGGGCGAGCCGCGCCTGGTACGCCTCCCGAACTGCCCGCGACGCGGCCAGCGATGGCGCGGCAGGGCCTGGCGCATGCACGGTTGACGCTGGCGGGTCCACCTCGCCGCTCAGGGTCTGTGCGGCGGTTGGCAACGGAGCCGCCGGTGGCGTCGTGTTCCCGCCGTAGGATGCGCGCCGTGGTGAGTTCCCCTGGGGGCCCACGTGGTTCCGCTTTGTGGCGTCGCTGTTCGCCCGCCACTGAGACTCAGCCTGCGGCCATGGAAGCCTTGGGCGACCGTTGTTCGGGTCTGGCTCGCCCAGGGACACCCGGCCAGACTTGATGGCTTTGTGCACCGCCGTGTCGGACACGCCCAGGCGGCGGGCGGCCTCGCGGATGGCGATCAGTTCGGTCATGCAGCAGCGGCGGCCTGATCGTTGTCGTTGGCTGCAGCCCGGCGGATCATGACGTCTTCGAACTCCTCACCGGACTCCTGCAGGACGGCGACCTCGCCGGTGTAGTCCTGCCACCGGCGGACGATGACGTCGCAGAACTTCTCCTCGAGCTCGACCAGGCGCGCGACCCGGCCCATCTTGTGGCAAGCGATCAGGGTGGAGCCGCTGCCTCCGAATAGGTCCAGCACGACATCACCAGCCTTGGTGCTGTTCGCCAGCATGCGCTCGATCAGCGGCACGGGCTTCATGGTCGGGTGCTCGGCGCTGCGCTGCGGCTTCTCCTCCAGCATCACGGACGTGCGAGCCTCCGACACCTGCAGGGCCTCGCCCTCGATCAGCAGCGTCTGCTCTCCGACGCGGATCTGCCAGGCGTTGTCTCCCACCTGCTCGAAGATGCCTCCTCCGAACTCATGCATGGTGGTTTTGTTGCGCTCGCCGTGCCAGCGGTGGGCTGCGCCCTCCTTCCACCCATACAGGATCGGCTCGTGCTGCCAGTGGTAGTCGGACCGAGACAGCGTGAAGTGGTTCTTGCGCCAGATGAGACAGCCAGACAGCTTGAATCCTGCCAGGCGGAAGGATGACCGGAAGGCCTCGCCAGGCATGCCGTCAGCGTGCGCAACGTAGGCCGCGCCACCCGGCTTCATGACGACGTTTGCCACCATGAACGCCGCGCGAAGGAACTCCCTGAACTCGTGGTCGGGCATGTCGTCGTTCTGAATCGACCCGGCGGAGCCGTGATAGGCCACGTTGTATGGAGGGTCTGTCCAAAGGCACTCGACCTCCTCCTCGCCGGTGATCTTCAGCAGGTCGGCCAGCTTGGTGCTGTCTCCGCAGACCAGACGGTGCGCGCCCAGCTCCCACACGTCGCCCCGCATCGTGACGGGCTTCGATGGCGTCGACGGCACATCGTCCTCATCGCCTGGCGGGGTGTCGTCCTCGTCTGCGCCGAGAATTTCCTCCAGTTCGTCGGCCGTGAAGCCGGCCAGGCCGATGTCGAAGCCGTCCGCGTCCAGTTCCTCCAGTTCGCTGCGCAGCATGGCGTCATCCCAGCCGGCCAGGTCGGACAGCTTGTTGTCCGCAATGACGTAGGCCCGGCGCTGGGCGTCGGTCAGGTGGTCCAGAACGATGACTGGAGCGACCTCCAGGCCCAGCTTCGAAGCCGCCATCAGTCGACCATGCCCGGCCACGATGGTGCCGGTCCGCTGGTCCACCAGGATGGGCTGCACGAAGCCGAACTCGGCGATGCTGGCTGCGATCTTGTCCACCTGCTCGCTGCTGTGGGTGCGCGAGTTGCGGTCATACGGGCGGAGCCTGGCCAGCGGCCAATGTTCGATGCGGTCAACGAGTTTCATGGGCTGCCAAAGGTGGAGACGCGGGCCATTCTAGACCGTTTGCAAACCTGCAAACCAGTCTGCAAACGCCTTTCCAGGGCGTGCCGGGCGTTGTTGCCGCGCCACGGAGAAAACTCGCGTCAGGTTCTGTCGCTAGGCAAGCATCGCGGTCGCGCGTTACCCGCGAGCGCCATCGCCTCACAGTACCTTGCCCCCCGGGGGGGGCGGCCCTGCCCCGCACACCACCAAGCATGCACCAGGCGAGCCCGCACGCCACGATCACCGAGGCCCAGCCACTACCCCCAGCCACGCGACCAGCGAGCCCGCGTGCAGGCCCTTAGCCTCCGATGCCCTTTGTAGACTTTGTAGTACGCACGCGCGGACGGGTCTGAGAATCCGCCCCATACGTTTACATAGTAAAGAGAGAGAGAGGAAAATCACTTCTCCCTTACGCACACATACAACAAAGGCAACAAAGCGGGCATGAAAAAGCCCGCACTCGGCGGGCTGTTGACATTGTTGCCGGTCCTCAGGCGGTAGCGAACTTCGCCGTGATCTCGCGCTCCATGGCCTCCAGCGACGCAACCGTGTCGGCGCCCACGTCTTCGGGGCTGACGCGCGCCAGCAGCCGGGCCTCGCTGACCAGGCTGGCCGCGTTGCCAGTCCAGCCTTGGCGGAAGTGGTGCTGCGCCTGGGCCAGCTTGCCACCAATGCGGTCAAGGTAGCCAGCCACCGAAGCCGCATCGCCGCCGCCGATTGACACGAAACGCACCGACTGGTGCTTGTTCACGAAGGCCACCAATCGGCCAACGTAGGTGCAGCGCCACTCCTCCGACGACCAGCTAACCCGGGAGTCCACTCGCAGCTGCAAGTGGCCGTCGAACACGCTCACCGTGTAGCGGTATTCCGTGTCGCCGTGCGAAGCGTGCGAGCCTGTGAATTCCGCCAGCTCGTTGGCGCGAACGAAAGACCCGGCCCAGCCGCCGCGCGTCAGGCCCTTGCTCAGCATCGCGGCAAAGTAGCCGGCGGCGCCCGACTCGTAGCCGTCATAGTGGATATAGAAGCACACCGCCTGCACGTGATTTCCGGCTTCGAACAGGTAGGTGGCGCGGGTATACATATTGATTTCCTTGGTCAGTTGCCGCTGCATCGCGGTGACCGCAGTATAGCCCCAGTATTTACGCCGCAAATACTGGGACAAACCCTTAAGACCCGCTCTCGTAATCCCGCTTGATCTCCCGCAGCGTCTCCGTGGCCGCCTTCCTCCGCGCCTGCTCCCGCTGCGCCGCCTCGCTGAACATCGTGTGCACCGCCGCGTTCACGAACCAGGCCCGCGGCTTCCCGTCCGTGTCCAGCGCCTCCATATCCGGCAGCAGCCAGTCCATCGTGCACAGCGCGTCGATCACCTGCCGCAGTTCCCACCACTCCAGCCTGCGAGACGCCTTCCACAACAGCGTGATGTCCCGCTTCGTGATCCGCTCGAACCCCTTCGCCAGGATCAGCCGCGCCAACTGCCGCACGTGCTCCTGCCGCTCGTTCGCGTCGATGATCTCCGCGTAGAAGTGCATCGCGTGGTGCAGCAGCACGCCACACAGCAGCCGCTCTACCTGGTCCGCCGTCTCGCCGGTCACCTCGACCGTGGACGGGTAGACCCCATCAGTGCTGCACTCGATCACGTGGTAGACCAGCAGCAGCCGCGCGAACAGCCCGTCCCACTTGCCCAGCCACGCCTGGATGTGCTGGTTATCGAACGCGTCGATCATCCGCTTCGCGTAGCGCGCCACTCGCTCCCGCGAGTAGTGCGCCGCCTCCGACAGCTTCACCACCTCCTGCGACGGCTGGATGCGCTCCAGGCCCTCGAACAACTGCCCGAACCGCTCCATCGCCCGCATATCCGGCGCCCGGTCCTCGTCCAGCACGGCCGGACGCGCCACCAGCACCATGAACCGCTGCAGCAGGCCGTCGTTGCCCATGTTCGCCGCGACCCGCCGCATCATGTCCGGCTGCACGCCACCGATGATGCACGTCGACCAGTTCGGCACCACCACCGAGCCGCGGCTGATCCGGTCGATAGACCGCCGCCCGCCGTTATAGGCCTCCAGCCAGTGCGCCCGGTCCATGCTCGCGCCCTTGTTCGCCCCCTTGTAGGCGTCCATGCTGGCGAACCACCCCGTGAGCTCGTCCTTCAGCGTCAGCACCCCCCTGGGATTGTCCTTGAGCACCTCCGTCAGCGCCTCCACGGTGATGTCCTCGACCAGCAGGCGACGCATCGCCGGCTGCTTCGGCTCCGGCGACGGGTCGTTCTTCGACTCCCGCTTGCACGCCTTCCACTGGTCGTGCTGCGACTTGAATTCCGCGAAGGCGCTGGCGTTCTCCTCCGCCATGCGGTGGTCCATCCGCTTCACGTGCCGAACCGCCTTGGCGATGGCCGGCGACTTCTTCGTGGACGGGTCGCCCACGAAAGCCACCCACAGCCGCGCGCTCTCCGTCCATGTCGGGTCGTGCCGCTTCGGCTGCAGCCGGATGCCGTCCGTGATGCACGCCGCAGCAGCCACCAGGGCGCCCAGCCCCACGATGGCCGGGTCGCACCCCGTCAGCGCCGCCTGGTCCGACACATAGGCCTGCATCGCGTGCGGCAGCAGGTCCATCGGCAGCATCGGCGGCGCCAACACCCCGAACACGTCCAGCGGCTCCCCGAACTCGCTGGCCTTCGGTGGTACCGGGTTGTCGTTCGCCGCCTCGGGCAGCGGGTCCAGGAACTCGCCGGTCTCAAGGTCGACGCGCGGAGCCGGTGCCGGCGCCTGGGCAGGCCGCCGCGGCGCCTCCCGCTCCGGGATCGCCCGCGGGCTCTCCAGCCCGCCCCGCATCGCGCTGCGGATCGTCGCGTCCACCTCGCCGGCCGGCAGGCCCGCACCGATGGCAGCATCGCGCAGCGCCCCGCGGATCGTCGCCTCGCTGATCCCGCCCGTGTGCACCAGCTGCGCCAGTCCATAGACCTCGCCGTTCAGCAGGTCGTTGCGGCCGCCTTCGCTGGCCGCCCGCATGCGCTGCACCGCCGACTCCAGCGCCGACATGCAGTAGCGCGTGGCGGAGGCAGACGGACTCGAACCGCCAGGCGCCCGGGTTTCGCCCCCAGTCACCGCGCCAGCACCCCCGTCATCGGATTGTGCCCGCGCCGCCCGCCGGGCCTCCTTCGCCTGCTCCACGGTGCGCGCGATCTTCTCCAGCACCCCGGGCGCGAACGGCAGCACGACGCCCACGCTGCCCGGGTGCTCGCTGCCCGTCATCGTGAAAAACTGCCGGCCGCAGAACACCTCGACGCCGATGTCGTCGCTCTTGGTCGTGGCGATCTCGCCCAGGCCGATCAGGTGCAAGCCCTTGCCGGACGGCGACCACTCGCACCAGGTGGCAGCCGCGCCGATGATGGCCGCCGCCCGCGCCGCCCGCTCGGGGCTGTCCTCGATGCCGTCCAGGTCAATGCCGACCAGGCCATCGCCCGGCAGGAACGCGAAACCGACGCCATCGAACCGGCCGGCCGCGTCCAGCGCCTCCGCGTAGCTCACCAGGTGCGCCCGGTCCAGCGCATGGCCCTGCTCGACCTGCGGCTGCTCCTCCGTGGCCACGCCATCCCGGGGCTTCCCCAGGGGCCAGCCGCGTAGCTGTCCGTTCACGTAATACGGCATCTTGCTGGGCTTCTTCTGCCCAGGCTTGTGCACGAAGCGCCAGACCAGCCATTGGCGGCGGTCGGTCAATTCAGCAGGGAAGGCCGGGGCCCACCCCGTCGATGGGGTCGCAGACATCAGGCGTCCCCCTTAGATTTTGCGTGCGAGGGCCTGCTTCAGCATCTGCAGCGAGCGCGCCGAAGGCACCCGCGGCGGCGCCTTCATGCGCCAAATTCGGACCGTGCCAGGCTTCACCAGGATCGCTTGGCATACCGCGTTGATCCGCTCCACGTTCGTGCCCGGCAGGGCCTCGAACAGCTTGTCGAACTCTTGCTTCCGTTGCTGCGTGTTCATGGGTCTTGTTCTGTTGAGTCGTTGACAGTGTAAGCGCAGGCCGGGCCCGCGCGGCAGCCGCTAAGGGTTTGTCACAGCACCGCGGCCAGCAGCGCCAGCAGGCCCAGCACCAGGCCCACGCCCGCGCGGACCGCCCAGCCGGCGAAGGACCAGATGGCGCGCGCGAAGATTGCGTCGCGGAGCCTCACGCCCCGGCCCCCAGCGCGAACACCGAATTCGGCACCCCGCGGCCCAGCGCCTGCCGGGCCCGCCACCGGCTGCAGCGTTCGGCGTTCGTGAACGGCGCCAGCTTCCGCGCGCACGGCCGCGCGCCCAGGGCGAACACCGCGGACGGGTAGCCCCGCTGCGTTTCGCTGTCCCGAGTCCAGCGGGCGATGTAGACCTGCTTCGTGGCCAGGCGCCGCATGTTGGACAGCATGGCGGAGACGTTGCGGTGGTCCGACGCGGGGAAGAATGCGGCCACCTCGCGGCTGGTCAGCGGGCCGCAGGTGCGCAGAACTTCGCGGATGCCGGCATGGGTGGCCTTCACACCACCCCCCTCG